TTCTTTTCTTTTAACCGTAAAAGATTAAACCTAGTGATAAGATAGACAATAAGAGATTTTCCACTAGCGGTGGGTGAAAGTAATAAACAACGAGATTTTTTAATTGCATAGATAAATGCCTCCTTTTGATAATCTCTAATTTCTAAGGGTACTTTTAAAGCCTTAATAAAACCATCTACGGCCTTTTCATCAACAGTAACATCTGCTATCTTAGTACCGTTAACAATTTGTATTTCTCTATCTTTACAAAATTTTAAGATATAAGGATACAAACCTGCATAAATTTGACCAGTAGCATATGAATATAATCTTATTTTTCCATCCCACATTCTACTACGATATTGTGGCATAAATTTAAATCCAGGAACTTCAAATGTAAAGTATTCTGATAATTCTCTACGGATATTATCTTCAGCTTCAATCGTAAGATAAACTTCGTTTTTCTTTTCTAAAACAATATACTTGGTCAAAGTCATTTTTAAATAGCGCCACTTGTAAACTTACGCCAATCAATAGCATTTTTAATTGTAAATGTTCTGTTAGATATTTGTTTGATTGTCTTATCTAAGTAATCAATAACTGCATAAAGATATTGTACTTTTTGTTTTGCTTTAATTAAATCATCATCTGCTTCAATATACTTATCTACATCTGTTCTAAGTATTTTTAAATCAAATGGTTTCTCCGCATAGACCGAGGCATCTGCCTTACCCGTATAATACTCCCATTTATCACGCTTCAATTGAGCAAGGTCAGTTTCAGCCTTAGTCAACATAAGTTTAAACTTCGTATAATGTTTCATATACTTGTTGTGTATTTGGGGAGTTTTAAGGGATTCTAAATCTAATTCGGTATCGTTAATGGCCAAATCTTTATCAGCCATTTCTTGTAGTTTTTCTAAATCCATAATTACTCCTATTTCACTTCATTATACTACAAAAACCTTAAAAAGTAAAGGCTTAGGTAGTGGTTACTGTTGTTGTAGCTGAACCAACTCTTGTGGCAAAATCATATCTTTCATACTTAAATGTCACGGTTGCCGTCAAATAATCAACATCTGTATTTTGTTGACTATATTGTAATCCACTAAGACCTATAGGAAACACACTTGCAAATCTTAATTCTGCTACGGGATTATTTTTACTTGATAAAACTGTTAATGTTGCATCTGAATATATAGCGCCTTCTTTAGGAGCACCATATTTTACTTTTCCTGGTTCTGAAGAAACTCTATTTGAAGAACCTGGATATCTGTCATTGCCAGCTGCTTGTAAGGCTGCAAATTCTTCATATCCGAATGGAGCACCAAGACCTCTTAACCAGCCATGGATTTCTTGGTAGTTTTCTAAATTTTCATCTACCATAAAGGTCATACTTAAATCTTCATATGTTAAATCATTTCCAGGTAAAGCTGCATCTTTAAAAGGTGTAGGTTGAGCTAGTGTAGTCAATGATACACCAGGAACATTTACAGCGGTACAAAAGTATTCTACTTTAGGTAATTTAATAATACTAAATTTAAAAGAAGTAGGTGAAGCGTAATCTAGTTTTGAAGGTTGTCTTTGATAACTATTTGTTACTGTCATTTTTTTCTTTCTCCAACTGTTTATCTACCTCGTCCCATTCTTTTTGAAATTTTTTATTTTCGTCCCATATATGGTTGAAACTTTGTATAGTTAGACCAGCCACTAATAAGAATAGTGTTATAAGAAATAACCAGAGATATTGAATTAAAATCTTTTTCATATGGACTATTTATCCAAACGCCAGGCATAAAAAAAGGGGAGGTTTTTACGCCTCCCCTTTTTAAGTATTGGTATTAACCAAACTGATATTACATCAAGTTCGCTACTTGAACTCTTTGGTAGTATCTGTTTGAGTTAGCAGAACCAGCACCGTTGATAACAGCTGCATCACCAGTTCCAGCTTCAGCAAATGGGTTTGCTTGTAAGCCGTATCTAGTTTTGAAACCAATCTTCGGTTGGAAAGTGTCCTGACCAACTGCTCTTACCATTTGTAGTGGTACATATGGGCAATAGAACATACCAGCATCATAAGGTGAAGTACCTTTGTAGCCTACTACATAGTAGTGAGCAGACGCTGAGTTTGCACTATACGGGTCAATGTACACTTTAAATCTACCGTTAAGAACACCTGCAAAAGTATTACCTGTGTCATCAACATTTAGATTGTTGTTAAGAGCTGGAGTATAGTCTAATACACCTGCCATTTGTAAAGCACTCGCTACATCAGCTGAAGTAATGATAATGTTACCTTTACCTCTTCTTGTTCTTTGAGCGATTCTGTTTGCATCTCTTTCCAATTGGAACATAAGACCTTTGAATCTCTCAACAGACCATCTACCGTTTGAGTCTGTGTCTAAATCAAACACACCGGCAGTTGTTACTGTGCCTGATGGAGCACCTTTTTCTGCGTTAATATAGATTGTTCTAACAACTTCTCTATTGATTTCAGCAAGAATTTCAGCAGATAGAATGTTTGCTAATTCTGTTTCTGCATCTAAACCATGGATAGCTTTCAAGTCTTGTGCTAATTCCATTGTGTATTCTGCTTTAAGAGCTCTTGACTTAGCAGTCACAGTTGATTTCTCAATTGAGAATGCCATTTCAGCAAACTGATTACCAGAGGCATCGCCTAGGGCTTCAGCAGCAGCTGTAGTCATTGCTGTACCAGTTGTGTAAGTACCAGCAGGTGAGTCGTTAAGAACTTCTGGATTTGTGCCAGCTTGTGCTGTAGATGAGAAACCATCAACAGATGACCCAGCCTTGTTTCGGCCAGAGAAATCTGAATCAGCTTCGTCAAATAAAGCCTCAGTACCAGTTTGTGACTGATATCTGCTTCTCATTGCAAAGATAAGACCAGTTGGTCCAGACATAGGCTGAACACCAGCGATATCGTATGCGATAAGATTTGGCATTGCTCTTCTTACTAATGAGATTAAAATTGGATCCCAGTTAGAAATTGAAGCACCAGTTGAGTTAGTTGGTGCAGCTTCGCTTAAAAAAGCTGCGTCTTCTTTCATTGCACGCTCTTGGTTTTCCAAGATTGTAGCAGTAACAGCACGCTTATAAGAATCCTGAATTTTTGGTAATTCCGGATGCTCTAAGACTGGCTGCCATTTTTTTTCAAAAGTTTCAGATAAGTACATATCTTCTCTCTCCTCTATTAGTTATTTCGACAACTTAATGTCTTTAGTTTTAGTAATAGCGGCGGTATAAGCAGCCATGCTTTCCGACAAGTCAACATTTGTTGTTTCGCCTACCGCTACATCATCAATTTCAGATGACACATCTTTCTTTGCACCAAAATATGATTCTTTGATAGTATCAATTTTTGCTCGGAAATCTGTTTCGTTTGTATAATCAACTTCTTCAGCAAGTTTGTTGAATTTTTCCTTAGCAACATCGCTTAAATCAGAAGCTGTTTCTTTTACGATATCAGCTTTCTTCATTTCGCCATTTACTTTAGTTAGTTCAACATTCTTTTCAATTGACTCGTTAAGTTTTTTAGTTAACTCATCAATTTTGGAAGCTTGGTCTTCGAGTACATTATATTTTTCGTCTGGGACATCAATATAATGGTCTTCGAATAACTTTTTCAAACCAGAGATAAAATCTTCAGCGATTTCGCCTTTGATTCCTCTTTCCAAAGCGATTTCGTTTTCTTTCATCCATTCTTCTACAACATAGTTGAGATATGAATCGACTTTTTCTACGATTGCCGCTTTTTCTTTCTCTAATTCTTCTTTCATTTTCATATCATAACCAGCTTTGATTTTATGTTTAGCTTCTTTAACTTTTACATTAACAGCTGCTTCAAAAATCGTTGCCGCTTTTGATTTGAATTCCTCGGATAAATCTTCGTCTTTTACTAAAGCTTCTACATCAGCAGTTACATCAATTATTTCATCTTCTGCAACTTCTGTGATTTCTTCTTCAGTAGTTTCCTTGATTTCTTCCTCAGAACCTTCTGCTTCTGTTTCCTCTTTCTTCAAATGAGATGCTTCGGGAGCAACTTCACTTTTCTGTTGAGGGTCACCAGAAACTTCTTTTACTTTCTTTGTGGCGTCAGGATTGCTGTCTGTCGGTTTAACCACAGCTGCACCTAAATCTTCCGCTTCATTTGAAAGTTTGGAAGGTTCAGCCGCTACAGCATTCTTTTTAGGAGCGTCAGCCTGCGGATTTACAGCATTAGCTTCTTCTACAGTCTGCTCTTTTAACGCCTCAATTTTTGCTTCTGTTTCGGCCATTGAGAAATCTCCTTTTTTTTATTTCTAAAAATTTTATAAAATTTTCTTTTCTTACAAGATATTTATAAAACTACAGTTTTCTAAGAAACGATTCAAAGATTTTTAGTTTTGCTTCGTCTAAAGCTCTTTGTTTCGCACTTCGAACTTGTTGTTTCCAGGCTTCAATGTCCTTCTCAACAAGTACACCATTGTCCCACACCCATTCTTTATTCTCCATAATACCTTGAACAAAGGCGTCTGGAGCGGATGGGTCTGCAACAATATCAGCTGCTGTTGCTAAATAAAAGTCGTCTTTGACATAGTTAGCACCACCTCGCTGAATTAAGGATCCCATACCTCGACTTGATACTCCTAATTGAGCACCTTCGTCAATAAGACCTTTTACAATCTTACCGTATGGTGTATCCATAATTTTAGCTTCACCTATAAAGTTAGCACCGTCTGGATGTAACTTAGTAATCATATGTGATACTCTTTCTAAGTTAACTGTAGGACCGTCAGGATGACCTAATTCTCCGAATGCTCGCTTTTTATTGATGAATTCTTTATTGTATCTAGTAACTTCTCTTTCAAGGACTTCCATAGGATATACTCGGCCGTTTCTGTTCTTCTTCTCAGCCTGTAAAAAGATACCTTTGATTTTGTAATTTCTTTTTCCGCCCGCTTCTTCAATTAGATATTGAGCGTCATTTACTTCTTCGGAAATTAGTTTCATTTGTTAATCTCTCTTTTTGTATAATATTTATAAAACTTTTTACCTAAACTCAACAATTATTGTGTAATTATCGCCGTTTGCAAAGTTTTTAGTTGATAAAAGTACATCTCCAGTAGGTGTAGTCGCATTATTTGGTATCTCATCTCCCGCTGGTCTCAAATCCCAATAGCCGTTTCCTGATAGAAAGGCCGCTGTGGCATTTGTAGCCCCGTCCCAAATTAACTCTACAGCAGACTTATTATTAGCAGTATTGATTGAATACCAAATCTTACTAATCTTTCTTGCACCATCTTCCGTCATAAAAGTTAATTCTGAAGCATCAACTTTTTTTACTTGTGTTTCACCAGTACCATCTGAGATGTTTGTAAGTTTTACAACATACTTAACACCTGAAGTATCAGCAATTGTTTGTGTTGTTACTATGTCTGCCATTAGTTATATCCTGTTTCTTTATGACACTCAATTACAATATTATATTTTGTAACTGCGTCACTACTGTTTAGTAATATATCTCCAATTGGGTTTCTGATTTTACTTTCATCTGGTTTTAGCCCCCAATTACCTCTACCAGATATGACAATTTTTTTAGTTGCATCATTTTTAAAAAATACTGTTATATTACCAGTACCTTCTATTTCGTATTGCATATTTGCAATTGCAACTTTTGGTTCACTTGTCGCATTATTAGAGTTAACAACATCAACTAATTTTTGTTGAAACTCTCCGCCAATGCCGTTTGAGTTTACAATTATCTTATTGTTGTCATCAACTAATTTAGATACTGTTATAGCCACAATTAAAATCCAATATGACCAGATGTACTATCGTAAAAAGTTTTTGATAATTCACCACGCTCTTTTGTTTCACCGGCTTTTCTAGTTTTAATATAAACTTGTACTGTAC